ATTACTTTGCAGATCCGAGAGCTAGACTAGAAGGCATCAAAGACAAGAACGGACAAGTAAGTACAGGCTGGCCCACGCTAGATAAGAAACTGTTTGGTGGCTTTAACAGAGGCGAGCTGAATATCTTTGCAGGTGGTTCAGGTTCGGGTAAGAGTTTGTTTATGGCGAACATGGGTGTGAACTGGTGTTTACAGGGCATGAACGTTATGTATCTAACATTTGAACTTTCAGAAGCATTGGTTAGTATGCGTGTTGATAGTATGACAACAGACATTCCAAGTCGTGATGTATTTAAGAGTATTGATGATGTAGAACTAAAAGTTAAAACAATTGGAAAGAAGTCGGGTGCATTTCAAGTTAAGTATATGCCTACTGGTAAAAATGCAAACGACATTAGGGCTTATCTAAAAGAGTATGAAATTAAAACAGGCAAGAAAGTAGATGTACTGCTGATTGACTATTTGGATCTTATGCATCCAATCGGACAAAAGATTAGTGCAGAGAACTTGTTTGTGAAAGACAAGTATGTATCGGAAGAGTTACGTAACTTGGCTATGGAACTTAACACTATCTTTGTTACAGCATCACAGTTAAACAGATCGAGTGTAGAAGAAATTGAATTTGATCACTCGCATATCTCGGGTGGTATATCTAAGATTAATACAGCAGATAACTTGATCGGTATCTTTACAAGTAGAGCTATGCGTGAGCGTGGACGCTATCAGATACAGTTGATGAAGACACGTAGTTCGAGCGGTGTAGGACAAAAGATTGATTTGAGCTTTAATGTAGACACACTTCGTATTGAAGACTTAGGTGAAGAAGGTGAAGAAGCACCTACAGCTACACAAGGAGGATCAGCTATTCTTGATGCGCTTAAACGTACTAACAACGGAGAACAACACACAGGTGATGATCCAGATGACGGAGCTCCGGTTAAAAAAATACGTGCAGAAGCTGATTCAACAAAGCTAAGAGCATTTATAAATAATCTCGGTGATGAATAGCACAAGATAAATAACAGTATATAATCATCGAGGAGCCTATCAATGAGCACACAAACATTAACTGATCCGCATACTAAACGTCAGTGGATTGTTCCTAGCGAACCTTATATTCACATAACACCAGTAGAAGACGAAGTGGTAGAAGAAACCGATGAAGAACGCGAAGCTATGGCACTTGCACTAGCAGCAGAGGAAGATTAAATGAACGGAAGATTAGCTGCATACAACATTACTGCCGCAGACACGCCAACATCAGTTTATAGATGTAGAACTGATGGTTATGGAATGACAACTGTTAGTTTGGTAAATCGTAGTTTGTCAACTGCCCAATTAACTATAAGCATTCATGCAGACTCGGAAGATACTGAAGGTGACATACTAGAATACAAAACAGAGCTACTTCCTAAAAATGTACTAGAGCGTTCAGCAATGACTATACCAAGCGGCAGCTATCTTACAATAGAATCTGATGTTGTTGGTATAAGTGCAGTTGTGTGGGGAACTGAAGTAGGCACACTTGATGCTGCACTTGATGATGTTTCAGAAGCACCTATTGCATGGAGTCAAACATTCGGACTTGACAATCCAAATGCATACGGCACTGGTACTACAGACCAAATGGGTGACGAATGCATTGCCATAGGCAACAACTATCTAGTAATTGGCGCACGTCTTGAAGATGATGCTGGCGGTAACAGCTCGGGTAAAGCCTATGTGTTCAACACTACAAGTGGCACACTTGCATACACACTAGACAATCCAAATTCATCTGGCACAACAGCAGATGATCAATTTGGATTTAGTGTTGCAGTCAGTGACAACTATTTTGTAGTAGGTGCTGCTAGAGAAGATGACGCAACTGGCACCGATCAAGGCGCAGTATATGTGTTTGATGCAAGTACTGGCAGTTTAGCACGTACCATAGCCAATCCAAATTCTAGCTATCAAAATGGTGACCAATTTGGCTATAGCATGGCCATGGACGGAGACACTCTACTTGTAGGTGCACCTTATACAGGCAACTACGACGGTCGAGCTTATCTTTTTGATGCTTCAGATGGCAGTACACTACACACGCTCAACAATCCCAACCAATTTGGTGAAGGTGGCAGTGATGATCAATTTGGAATCAGTGTAGACATACAAGGTGGACTGTGCATTGTAGGTGCTTTTCATGAAGACGTAGTCAGTGACACAAGATCAGGAGTAGCATACATTTTTAATGTAGGCTCAGGCATACTAGCACACACACTTGTAAATCCAGATGCAGACGGCAATCCAGGCAATGATAGATTTGGTCAGTCAGTGTCAATACACGGCAGTTATGCAGCAGTTGGTGCTACAGGCGCAGATGATGCGGCTACAAACAAAGGTATGGTATACATATACGATACTAGCACAGGCTCATTGGTACATAGTCTTAGTTCGCCTGACGGGGAAGGCATTGGCCACAATCTTGCAATGAACGCAGACTATGTGTATGTTCCTGCTTATTATGCAACTGTTGGAGGATACACTAGCCAAGGTAAAGTATATGTGTTTAGAATTTCAACTGGCACACTTGTACACACCATTGACAATCCTGCGCCTGACTCAGCAGCAGTTAACAATTCAACATACTTTGGTTATGCAATTGACAGCGTCGGCACTAGAATTGCTATAGCAGAACCTCGCAGAACTATAGGCTCAGCAGACAATTCAGGTAAAGCATACATATACGACCTCGACTAAGCCCAACAGCGCGAAGCGTTTGCGCCCAAAAAGCCGCTTGCGGCCTGCGCTTTAGTCTAGAAGCCGCGAAGCGGTAAACGCTTTTAATTCATTATATACAGCGTTTACTCGCACAAACAGTATCACACTATACAACCCCACATACAAGATCTAAACGAACGACACCTAGTCTTACGGTGTCAAACAACACCATGCAATGCCTCTTAAACACTGATGATGTTTTTTAGGCCGTTTTAATCTATATACACTGTGGTATACAGTTCGCTTGCACTCAAACACACACTAGCAAACATGCGATCCAACTCTGATGTAAAAGCTATTCGCGATGCACTCATTTGATATGAGTCTATACCGTGATCCACATACAGTTCAATTGTTGCACAGTGTGTTATTGACTCTTTGTAGTGTTGTGACTTTGCTTCATCATAAATGAGTTTGAGTTTATACATAGTTGTGACTATCCAGTATTTGTACACACAGTGTGTCAGCTAGTCTGCTGTTGAGTATGTAGCTATGCTCATAGCATGTGTATGATGTTCAAACTGTGAGTAAGCACTGTGTGTACACTGTTACTTATACGTTGAGTCACTGTGGTGCTACAGTTAAGAGGTTCTGTTTTAAGCTATAGTACGAGCAAGCTCATACACGCTATCGCTTTACGCTCTAGCGTAACTTGCTTCTTTTTACTGTGTAGCGTAAGTTCCAAAAAGGGTTCTTGTACAGTAAAAAAATTGTGCGCAAAAAAATTTGAAGTGTGATTCTATTTTGGTAATGGGTTTTTGGAGATAGAAATTTTGCGCTGCGGTTTCATTAAGCATAGTACTTATAGTTTCAACCTGGTGATTTTACAACCCCCCACCCCTCGAGAAAAAATTTTTTTTTTTTTGAAAAGAAAAAAGGCTAACGTTTCCGCTAGCCTCTGTTCCTAGTAACTACTACTCCCTAGTCTGCTCTTGATCCTGCGTAAGCTGTAAAGCCTGCAGCCTTGAACACTTGTGCGGCTGCACTAGCACCTGCTTCCTTAGTGCTCATACACTGTGTGCCCAAGCCACTTGGGTTCCATATACTATATGCTCCCGTGTAGTCTTTCTCAAAGCCTGCTGCCTTCATACGCTTGCCCAGCTTGGTGTTGCCTTTAATGTCATAGATGTTAACCCAAGCAAAGCCACAGTAGGCATGCTCTCCATACTGTTTAAGATGTGCTTCACCTGCGTCACGTGCGTGTTGAAGTGCTGCTTCTTTGATAAGGATCAAGTCCGCTACAGTGTAATCGTTAAGAGTAGTAGTTGAAGTGTTGATAGTTGTCATTGCGTTAGCCCTCGCTTTGTTATAATACAGTTAGTATACAGCAATTCAGGGATGCTGTCAACCTATTTGTTTAGTATTCGTATACTGTTGGCATTGTGAGTGATTGATTTGCACAGTAACGATCCAAGTCCTTGATCACTCTACCATAGTAGTTGTATTTGTTCTGTGCTTCTGTTTGTGATATCTCTCCATCACAGTGTAGGTTCTCAGGCGACAAGTCACTGTCTAGGCTTTCAGCTAGATCGTTTACAGTCTTCTGACTTAGTGGGAAAGTGATGGTAGTGCTTCCAGGAAAGAATGAATTCCAGTTGTTGCGGTTGTCGATGTAGTGCTGTAAGTTTTTCATGTTTGCCCTCATTTGTTTAACTTATACTAATATTATATGATCGAATGGTGTGTTTGTCAACCCCTAATTTAAGAAGTCTGCTTTTAGGATCTCCAGCATACGAACTGCCTCATTGCGAGCTTCTTCAATTGCTTCGTCAATCATATCGTCTACAGCGCCGCCAGCTTCGTTAGCAATCCACTTGGCGCCGTCTTCTGCTACTACTGATCC